AGAGCAAAGATTGGAAGCGGTGGAGTTGGCGTAACACAAGATGTTAGCGAACATTTAGAGTGGGCTAAGTACATGAGAGAAGCTACTAAAAGCTCATATAGACAAAAGGTTGACACAGGATTTAAACCTTTTTGTAACATACCAGATTCAGTTGCATTAGATATTATGAGTAAATATCATATCAACATACACAGTGGAAACTGCACAAGAGACGATTGGAAAGTTGTTAAATCAATTATTAAAAGAGATTATCCTCAATTAATGTATTTTCATTAGGAGATCAAATGGCTACTATTAAAGACCAAGTTACTTTACGAACAGGAGTAGCTGACTGGCTGAACAGGTCAGATTTAACAGATTCGCAAATAGATGATTTTGTTGCTATAGGCGAGGCACGAATTTATGAAGACTTAAGAGTTCCAACCTTAGAAATTTCTCAAGGATTTTCGGTAACAGCTACAAACTCTAGCATAATTGTTCCAGAAGGATTTTTGGAAATGATAGAATTAAAAAAGGATGATGCTAATGATAAGGATGAAGATGTAGTTTTAAGCAGAGTTGATTCTAAAGTTTTTAATAACAACAAAATCAAAAACGCTTATACAAGACACATTGGTAATTTTTTATTAACAGATAATAATGGCGAACAAAAAGCTAGTGGTAACTATGGCATGTATTACTATAAAGCAGAAGATCCAATAGGAACTTATTCATCTACAGCTATATTAGCAACAGCAGCAGGTGATAACACTTATTATAAGATTGCTTCTGCAGGAAATACTAATTGGACTGGAGGTTCAGGTATAGGTGCAAGTTCAAGTGCTGTAGGAACTATCTTTAAGAAAACTGGAACTGCTACTGCTAATAGTACTGGAACAGTATATCCAGAATTAATACCTTATATTTTAGCTGACGTATTTGAGGTAATACTTTATGCTGCGTGTGCAGCAGCCTCCGTTTATTTAGGCGATATAGAAATGGAACAAAAATTTGACGCATTAACTGAAGGAAAAATTACTGCATTAAATCAAAAAGAAATTAAAGCAAGTATGAAAGGTGCAGCATTTTCCTCAAGATTTAGCACGCCTTTATTATAGGAGATATTATGGCAAGAAATTCATTTTATTCAGGCAGTGTAGCTAATGCAATTGCTATTGATACATCAGCTGACGAAGCAGCAGCATCAGCAACAGCTGCAGCAGCCAGTGCTAGTACAGCAACAACTCAAGCTTCTAATGCAGCAACAAGTGCTACTAGTTCAGCAGCTTCTTACGATTCGTTTGACGATAGATATTTAGGAGCTAAGTCATCTGCACCGTCTGTAGATAATGACGGAGATGCTTTAATAGCTGGAGCATTATATTGGAATACTGCTTCCGATCAAATGTTTGTTCGAGAAGGTTCTGCTTGGGTTGCAATTAAACCTACAACAGCAGAGCAAGCAGATATTGCTGCAGTAGAAAATATTAAAGCTAATGTAACTACAGTAGCAGGTATATCAAGTGACGTTACAACTGTTGCTGGTATATCAAGCGATGTTGCAGCAGTAGAAAACATTGCAGCTAATGTAACAAGCGTTGCAGGTATTGCAAGTAATGTAACAAGCGTAGCAGGTAATGCTACTAACATTAATGCAGTTGCAGCAAACGCTACTAATATTAATGCAGCAACTACTAAAGCAGCAGAAGCAGCAGCAAGCGCTACAGCTTCTGCAAATAGTGCAACTGCAGCAGCTAGTTCAGCTAGTACTGCATCAACACAAGCCGGTATAGCAACTGCAAAAGCAGTTCTTACTGCAGCCGATGCCGTATCAACAGCAGCTGACGTAGTATCTTCAGCAGCTAATGCAGCAAGTGCAGCAGCAACATATGATAATTTTGACGACAGATATTTAGGATCGAAATCAAGTGCTCCTACTGTAGACAATGACGGAAACGCATTAGTTGTAGGTGCTTTGTATTACGATTCAACTGGTTCAGTTATGAAAGTATATACAGCTTCAGGCTGGATTGCTACTTCAAGCGCAACGTTAGCTACAATGGAAAGATTTGTATTTACTGCTACAGCTAATCAAACAGTATTTACTGGCAATGATGCTGGTGGTGATACACTAGCAATTATTGTTGGCGCAGAAATGGTTACACTTAATGGTGTAGTATTAGAAGTAACAGCAGACTATACAGTTACTACTTCTACAGTAACATTAACTTCAGGAGCTGCAGCAAATGACGAACTTAACGTATATGCTTTTGGTAACTTTGAAGTAGCAAATCATTATACTAAAACTGCTGCAGATACATTGTATAACGCTAAAGCTAATTTAACTGGCGCAGCGTTTACTGGTGCCATTACAACTAATAGTACTTTTGATGGCAGAGACGTAGCAACAGACGGAGCTAAATTAGATAACATAGAAGCTAACGCAACAGCCGATCAAACAGCTGCACAAATTAAAACAGCATATGAATCTAATTCTAATACAAATGAGTTTAGTGATGCAGAGCAAACTAAATTAGCTGGTATAGCTACTGGTGGTAATAACTATGTACACCCTAACCATAGTGGTGAGGTTACATCTACAGCAGATGGTGCTACAGTAATTGCTGGAAATGTTGTTGATGAAGCTAACTTAAAAGTCAGCAACGCACCAACTAATGGTTACTTCTTATCAGCACAATCAGGAGCTACAGGTGGAATGACTTGGGCTGAGGTAGATGCTTTACCGTCTCAATCAAGTAACAGTGGAAAGTATCTTACAACAAACGGTAGTGCAGCTTCATGGGCAGTATTAGATACAGATGCTAACACTACAACTAAAGGTTTATACGAGCATGCTCACACAATAGCTGCGAACTACTCGATCACGTCAGGCAATAACGCCTTGACCGCAGGACCGATAACAATTAATAGTGGAGTGTCAGTAACGGTACCGACAGGCTCAACTTGGATAGTAGCATAGGAGAATTATGTCAAAAGTAAAAATACAAGGTCATGCATCGGGGTCAGGAGTCTTAACTATAACTGCTCCGAATACGAGTACAGACAGAACGATAACACTACCTGACACAACAGGTACTTTGTTAGATGAGAACTCTAGCGTACCAGCAGCTAACCTAACAGGCACAGTTGCAGATGCTAGATTCCCAGCTACATTACCAGCAGCAAGTGCAGCTAATTTAACAGCTATACCAGCAGCTAATATAACGGGTACGCTACCAGCAATTAATGGTGCTGCTTTAACTAACTTACCTAGTGGTGGAAAAATATTAGCAGTAAGTTCGGGAACAATGACTTCTAGTAATAATATGAATGGAACAAGTCCAGAGTACACAGGTTATTCACATTCATTTACACCATCTGCAACATCAAGCAAACTTTGGTTAAACTTCCACGTTCCAGCAATGAAGAATGGAACAGATATGAATTGCTCTATGTATCTGTATAGACAGATTGGTGGTTCGGGTGGCTACTCAGCAGTTGCTGGAAAAATGATACAGTCACTAGATACAGGAACTAGCACTTGGAGTAACGCAATATTTAAACTTCAATATTTAGATTCGCCCAATACTACAAGCCAAATTGATTACAGAATATATTCAAGCATTGGAAATGGTAGTGGTTTGATGTACCTTAATAGTGGTGGCTCTACTCTTTCTTTTACAATTATGGAGGTAGATGGCTCGTGATAACAGATACAGTAAGTGTAACAGATGCACTATATTCTTTAGATAAAGTATCAAATTGGTCTGTTCGTAATGACACAGAAATTCATTGGAGTGAAAGCAATGAAGCAAGTCAACCTACGGATGCTGAAATAACAGCAGAGATTAATAGACTACAAGCAATCTATGACGCTCAAGAATACGCAAGAAAACGCAAAGCTAAATACGATGCGTTAAATCAATTTGAATTAATCAGCGATGATGCTATTAATGGCACGACTACACACAAAGATGCCATATTAGCGATAAAAGCTGAGTTTCCAAAACCATAGGAGTAACGAATGGCAATAACAATTAGTGGCGGTGGAATTACAACTAACGAAATATTGAATGGAACTATAGCTGCTGTTGATATTAATTCAGCAGTAGAATTAGGTGGTCCAAGTCTAGGTACTTCGAGTGTGATCAGAACCAATGCCCAAACAATAAGCGAGAACATAACCATTGCTTCTACGAGTAACGGTATGAGTGCTGGACCTATAACAATCGCTGATGGCTACACAGTCACAGTCAACGGAAACTGGAGTGTGGTATGAGTACATTAACGGTAAAAGAATTAGCAGCACCTACTGGCTATGATTTAAAGATAGCTGCTGGTGAAACGCTAGACCTCAAGAGTCAAGGCACAGTTACTATGCCTACTGGTAGTGTAATACAAACTGTATCAGCTACATATTCTACAGAGGTTCAAACTACAAGCCAGTCACACTCAGATACTGGTTTAACAGCTACAATAACTCCTACATCAAGTTCAAATAAAGTCTTAGTTATAGTTAATCAAAATGGATTAGAAAAAGATAATAGTGACATAAGAATGGAAATAAAACTGCTTAGAGGCTCTACAGATGTATTAATATTTGCTGGTGACCAAACTTGTAATACATCAACTAACAATAGAACAGACATTGGTGGAGCTGGAGGTACAATTTTAGATACACCTTCAACAACATCAGCAACCGTTTATAAAACACAATTTAAAAATGTTAATAGTAACGGTACTATTTCTGTAAACAATGGTACAGCAGTTTCAACAATAACACTTATGGAGGTAGCTGGCTAATGGCATCAAAAATTAAAGTAGACCAAATACAAACCGCAGATGGCACAGGCACTATAGCCTTACAGAATCAGCTATCGGGGATGACAACAGCTAGTTTGCCAGCTGGTGCTATATTACAAATGACACAAG